TGTTGCTAACCCAACTGTAACAGCTGGTGGTGGCTACATCACTCCTGCTACAAAGACAGGTAACGGTGGTTCAGACCGCTACGCAGCTATCTTCATTGGAGATAACGCATTCGGTCACGCAATCTCTCTTCCAGTTGAACTCCGCGATGGCGGTATTCTTGACTTCGGTCGTGAGCATGCTCTTGCTTGGTACTCAATCTTCGGTCTTGGTCTAATCACTGACCAGTCTGTAATCATTGCAGAAACCAACTAAGCACTAATGTGCTAATGGGGGAGGGCTACGGCCCTCCCCCACTTTAACAGACAATAATTAGGAGAATATAAATGGCAAGTAAAGTAAAACCATCTGATGTCACAGGTCGCGCTCGTGAAGCGCAGATTTCTGATAATGCAGAAGCATTGCAGTCTCGTTCATCAGAAATGTCAATGGCTACCGCCAACGCTCAGATTAAACTTGAGACCGAGGTCCTAGACGCTACTACCCCTAATCGGGCAACAGTAATCGTTGATGAAGCTACAGTTGTAAGCAAGGGAGATGACACAGTTGTCATCCGTGTTGTCGAGGATATCGAAAACATGACCCTAGGTGCTGGCAACTTCTATAACTTCAAAGCAGGACAGAAGTACAAGGTTGACAAGCAAGTAGCCCAGCACCTTGAAGAAAAAGGTTATTTAGCTGGCGTTATCTAGCATTAATTTTGGCGGATTAGCGGGCACATTGATGCCCGCTTTTTCGTTTGTACGGATTTTTTGTCCATTTACTGACACCATGTATCAGTAGCGTTAGGAGTAAATGAGTGGCCCTCTTATCGGATTTGGTATCTCGCGTTCGCCTAGAACTTGGGGACCAAGGTAAAGAGTTTACTTTTACTGCACTTGGAGATGGTGTAACAAAAGAGTTTTATTTAAACAATAAGCCTATTGACGCATTTACCCTTACAGTCACGGTTACCGAAGAGTACATTCCAGCACCTACTGGCTACAAGCTAGAGGTAGACCAGGGAATCATTCGTTTTCAAAATCCAATCGCTGACGGGTCACTACTTACAGTCCACGGTACTGCTTACCGTTATTTTTCTGACTCTGACATTGAGCGCTTTATTGATACAGCGGTGGGTCAGCACTTACATGAACGCACAGACGCTTACGGAAGCAGAATGTCAATCGGTGCTATCCCAGCAGTTGAAGAGTATCCAGTAGCTATCCTTTCAACTATTGAAGCTCTATGGGCCCTAGCTACTGACGCATCTTTTGATATTAACATCACTGCCCCAGATGGAGTGGTAATCCCACGTAGCCAGCGCTGGCAGCAATTGACTTCAATGATTCAACAGCGTCAAGAACAATATAAGCAGCTTTGCTCTGCTCTCAATATTGGCCTATGGCGTATTCAAATGGGTACCCTACGTCGCGTTTCTCGTCACACCAATAAGCTTGTTCCTATCTATATGGCACAGGAGATTGACGACTCACGTAAACCAGAACGTGTGTATCTACCAAACGATTTAAATGGACGCCAAGTATTCCCAACTACAGTTCAGGCATACGATTTAGTTCTATATCAGGGTGACAGCTTTAGCCAAGACTTTGTTCTAGGAGCATCTGTTACTGGATTGGTATTTAAATCAGAGCTTAGAACCTACCCTAATTCACCCGCTAGATATGCGTCCTTTACTGTTACAATTATAGACGCCGCAACTGGACGTATAAGAATTACGCTTACTCAGTCCGCTACTAAATATCTACCAGTGCGACTATTCTGGGATTTGCAGGCTACATCTACTACAGATGCAACATTCCAAAAGACATTTTTGCGAGGTCAAGTGTTCGTAACCCAACAGGTATCGGTGGATTAACGTGGCAGATATAATTATTGTTCCGCCAGATAATGGCAACTGGTTCCCTACCCCAACGGGTCCTACAGGTATTTTAAACGGCCCTACTGGCCCTACTGGAGCAACAGGCCCTACAGGTCCACAAGGAGATTTTTCACAGTTCCTTGGTACCTTTGCAACTCTTACAGCTTTAACAACTGCGTACCCAACCCCAACACCTAATCAGTGGGCGTTTGTACGCATCACAGGTGATACTGCAAATATTCGCGTCTATCGTCGCAGTAACAATGCTTGGGTATTTGACACACTTCCACTACCTGCTGGCGCAACAGGAGCAACTGGTCCTACTGGACTTACAGGTGCAACAGGCCCACAAGGTAATCAAGGTAACGCTGGTGTAACTGGTCCTACTGGTCCACAAGGTGTATCTGGTTTAGCTGGAACTACAGGCCCTACTGGTGCCCCTGGTCAAGGTTTAAATCTTCTTGGAGAGTACGCAACACTTGCAGCATTGCAAGCTGCACGTCCAACAGGTACAGCTGGTGACGCTTGGTTACTTGCTAACGGTAATTTAGTTATTTGGGATACCGTTACTTCAGCATGGAAGAACGTTGGAAACTTAGAAGGCCCTACTGGTGCAACTGGTAGTACTGGTCCTACAGGTGCAACAGGACCTCAAGGAGCGCTTGGTCCTCTTGGACCACAAGGTGCACAAGGTGCTACGGGTGCTACTGGAGCACAAGGACCTACAGGTTTAGCTGGTCCTAAGGGTGACACTGGTGCTGCAGGTCCTCAAGGTATTTCAGGTTTACAAGGTCCTACTGGTCCTATTGGTCTTCTTGGACCTACAGGTGGTCAAGGACCTCGTGGTGTTGGTTATGGAAACGTAACTTCTGTAACCGCTCTTTCTTATACTCTTGGTAGTAAAGTTTTCACTTTATCTAGCGCTGACCACGCTTTTATATCAGGCATGAGAGTACGTGCAGTTCTTCAATCTAACTCAGGTATATTTCTTGAAGGTCGTGCAACAGTAAGTAATGGTGGACTTACCCTCACTATAATTGCTGACAACGGTCAAGGTGGAGACTTTAACGGGATTTACAGCGGTTGGGTTTTTGCAGCAACTGGTGAAGTTGGTGGTATCGGTGCTGTTGGTGACACTGGTCCAACAGGACCTACAGGCGCGGCTTCAACAGTCGTAGGACCCACAGGACCTGCTGGTACATCTGGCGGTATTGATTTAACAGTAACCGCAGACTCCACACCTAATTATGTAATCAACGGATTAACAAATCCAACTATCACTGTTATCCGTGGTCTTCGTTATCGTTTAACTATTAATACAGTTGGAAATAGATTTAGAGTACAGACTACACAAGGTGCGTATAACGCTGGTACTCAATACACAACTGGCTTTACTAACCTAGGTATTGAATCTGGAACTATCTTCTGGGATGTTCCATTTACAGGCCCAGCTACTTTATATGTTGTTTCTCAAGACAATTCTAATTTAAATGCAGTCTTTACTCTAACAGCTGCTGGTCCACAGGGTGCAACGGGTCCAACTGGTGCAACAGGTGCTGCTTCTACAGTAGCTGGCCCAACAGGTCCACAAGGAGCTGTTGGTCCTACAGGCGCAGTTGGTGCAACTGGTCCACAAGGAAATACTGGTTCCCAGGGTATTCCAGGTCTTCCTGGTGCTCAAGGAGCAACAGGTCCACAAGGTCCACAAGGTATTGCAGGTTCTACTGGTACTCCAGGTGCTGTGGGTACTGCAGGTGCTACTGGTGCTGTTGGACCTACAGGTGCGACTGGTGCTGCTGGTGCATCTATTTATGTACTTGGAACTTACAACAGTTTTGCAGAACTTACCTCAGCTCAACCATTTGGTGCTGTTGGAGATGGTTACCTTGTAAACGGAAACCTCTTTGTATGGGGCGGTTCTTCATGGATTAACGCTGGGTTTATTCAAGGACCTACAGGTGCTACAGGTGCTCAAGGAGCACAAGGTTTACTTGGTCCAACAGGTGCTCAGGGTAATCAAGGTACACAAGGTGTTCAAGGTGTCCAAGGTCCAGTCGGCCCTACAGGTGCGGTTGGTCCTACAGGAGCAACTGGCGCACAAGGTATTCAAGGTGTTGTAGGTCCTACAGGTGCTACTGGAGCTGCATCAACAGTTCCTGGACCTACAGGACCTCAAGGTGTTGGTCTTCAAATCAAGGGAACATTCAATACTTTTGCTGAACTTCTATCAGCGGTTCCAACAGGTGTTACTGGTGATGGCTATCTTATTGCTGGACAGCTTTATGTTTGGCAGGGTGTTCAGTGGGTCAATGCTGGAACTGTTCAAGGACCTACTGGTGTAATTGGTCCACAAGGACCAACAGGTGCACAAGGTGTTATTGGTTTAACTGGTGCCACAGGTGCAACTGGTGCCACAGGTTCTACAGGTGCGGCTCCATTTACAATTATTGGAACTTGGCAGCAAGGTATTACTTATTCTCCAGGTCAAGCAGTCTTCTACGACACCCCTACATTAAAGGGAACTTATGTTCGTAGAAACAACGCTTCAACTCCTGGAATCACACCTTTAGAAGACCCAGCAAACTGGTTAGCTCTTGTTGCTGCAACTATTGGTAATACAGGTCCTACAGGACCGCAAGGTTTAACTGGTTTACAAGGCCCATTAGGACCTACAGGTATTCAAGGACCAACTGGTCCTACAGGAAATCAAGGTTTACTGGGTCCAACAGGCCCTACAGGCACTACACTACTTAACGTAGATGCTGGGACTCCAACTACTAACTATGGTGGAGTTGATGTTATCGACAGCGGAGGAGTCATTCAGTAATGGCAATTAAAGTACAGTTACGTCGCGGAACAGCGTCGCAATGGTCAACAACAAACCCTCTGCTTGCAGAAGGTGAGCTTGGTCTTGAACTAGACACTGGAAAATTTAAAATTGGCAACGGTACACAGCTTTGGAATGCGTTAGTATATGCCAGTGGTATTCAAGGTCCAACTGGACCTGCAGGTGTTGCTGGTGCAAACGGCGCTACTGGACCCGCTGGTGTAGATGGCGTTGCGGGACCAACAGGACTTCGTGGACCTACAGGTGTTGCAGGACCAGCTGGTGATGGTGGACGTGGTGAAGAATTAGTTATGGATGCTCAATTAGAGCTAGGACTATTTTTTCCTCGTTACTCTCAGACCAGAACAACAACAGTTACATCAACCGTTATTCCACCGATAGCGTTAATTTAGGAAGGTAAGTGAATGGCACGTAATATTGCTCCAGAGGCGTATGTATTTAATCCGACTCTTAAAACAATCACTATTAATCGTTATATCCAAGAGAAGCACATCTTCCTTATTGTTAACTCAATCTTTAACAAAGTACTATTTAACTTCTCTGACCCAACATTAACAGCAACAGTCTCTTACATTTACCCAACTTACAGTATTTCAAACACTACTGCTGAAACCGTTTATAAGACGGTCATCACTTTGACAGGCTCTGGCTGTGACACCACAGGCATGACATCTGGTGACGTTCTACAGATTATTCTTGATGACGAAGAGCAAAAAGTAACTTTTGAAGATACATTTATTGACGGAGCACAAAAGCTTCGTACCTCAACTCCACAGTCTCTTATGGATACTGACTTTGAATACTCAGTACAGCCATCTAAGTGGGAGTCTTTATTCTTAGCTAATGGCTACCCTTCATTCTTTGCAAAGGGTACTGGTGGTAACTCATT